GTGTTCGTACCCAGTACGTACCTCAATTCCGCACCGCTCAAATGACTCCTCAATAATCTCGTTTAGATCGAGATTAAAGGCTGTCGTACCTGAAGTTGTTGTCACTTCATCCCTCGGAGCGTTTTAGCAAGCCTAGCTCTTTGCCCAAGTTTGCCCGGAGCCTTAGTAGCTTTATCAAGCATCTTCGCAGGAATCGGCTTTTTACCTTTAATACCAAGCTGTTCACGAAGTGCTCCCGGTTTCTTAATTGCAGCTTGAATAAACTTACCGCTTTTAAAACCTTCTACACCACGACCTTTGAGGATGTCCGCTTTGGTCACATCCCCATCGCCTGTTAAATCAGGAAACTTTTTAGTTGCCATTATCTGTACCTCGCGGTTTTAGCAGCAATGCCTTTTGGTTGCTTGACGAATTGCTTTCCCGAGCGTTTTCCAGCGCGTTTAGCTCTTGTTGTCGCAGCGTACTCAGCAGGTGTAAGAGCATTGATTGCCGCCTCTGGGAGATACCGCTCGCCAGTTGCTTTTGAACCCTGTGTGCTAGGTTTGCCACTCTTGGTTCTCCATTTCTGGTCAGTCCAATTCTTCAGACTCTGCTGAGGTGCTTTCATTAGACCATTTTTCCACGAGTCTTACCACGTTTAGCAATTCCGTCGCCACGTTTGGAAGCTGAAACTACTTTGCCACCCTTTTTATACTGCTTAAATAACTCCATTTGAGGTTGTGACATAGCTCTACTACCTGATGTATCCCGCACCCGCATATCATCGAGTACACCCCCGCCACCACCAACGGCACTTCTAATACTTCCTAAAGCGGAGTTAATTCCTTGTGCCCCTGCGTATACTTGCTTCAAACTATCAGAAGCATCACCTGAGCCACCATATGGATTACGATATGGATTTAGTCCAGCTCCACGGTTTTTAGACATTTCCACTGATTCAGGGCCATAAGTAAGGGGCATCAGGCCGCCTTCTTGAAACCTTTTAATTTTTTTAGTCACGGTAACCACCACCTTTCTGCTTGTACTTCATGGCAAGCATCTGAGCTTTACGAGCTGACCACTGCCCCGGCGCACCACCTTTGCCACCAGCTTTTATGCTGTTGAACAATGCTTTACGCATCCCCGGTTTGGTGTAGTTGCCAGCTTCGTTCACACGGGATTCGCCACCTTTAGAAAACGCCGTGAAATCGGTGTCATCCCGCCGAGCTTTAGTAACCGGCTTGGGCATCTTGGAGGCGCGAATCGCCCCCATCCCGCGTGAGGCCATCATCTCAGCAAGCCTTACCGCCGTAGGCCATTTTCTTGACCTTACCGCCCTTAGCCATTTTGTTACCGGCCATCGAGATCATTTTGCCTTTGGTCTTGCCTTTCATAGCAACACCATCACGGCTAGGAGCTGCGGTTTTCACTGCGCCCATCTTGCTTGCGGCCATACCGCCCATGTTCATCTTTTTCATCGTAAATTCCTTTCCAACGGATTGAGGGACATCAACTTTCTTTGCGAACTTCGGATTGTTCGCTACTGCCTGCATGAACCTTCTCTGCTTCTCGCTGACTGCTGGCATCACTATCCTTTTTTAGCGAGGGCATCAATCTTTGCTTCAAGCCGTTCAAAGCCTGTATCAAAGCGTTCCATAATCTTTTCAAGGTCTGCACGAACCTCTGCACGAGTGATGTGATCACGAGCGATTTCCTCCCTCGTTTTGTTGAGCAGAATCTGGATACGTTTCTGCTCGTCAGATGCGTTTTTAAGCATCAACATGACCAAGGCCACGAAGAACGATGTGACTAGATTCCAAACCAAAACGCCGGTATCCATTTAACACTTCCAAGCCCTTAACGATTTGTTAATACGACTGTTTGGGTCGTTAGCTGTTTTAGCACTCGTCAACTTCTTCTTCATGCCCGTCATCCGAGCACAAAATGACTTCTTACGAGCACCGCCTTCCGGTTGCGGAGGTTTAAGCCCAGGCTTACCCGGATTAGCTGCGTTATACGAAGCTCTGCCTTTGGCGTTGAGTCCGCCTTTTTCAGATTTACCTTCTTTACGCTGCCATGCCGGAGTCTTAGCCATAGAAGATCACCATTGACGTAGTGTTTGTAACAGTGCCATGCAGCCCCACAGAAGCCAAAATACCTTCACCGGGGAGTGGGATGATGGTGTACCCAGCATTGGCTTTTGCCGCTGTATTAACTGTTAACAAAACTGGACCCGTTGCGCTTCCATCACGAATAACGACAGACCCAGCATCAGTGCCATTTACTGCATAGATCGTTTTGATCCTTGCGCGTGGAACCGCCAAACTGTTTTGGTTTAAAAAATCACCAGTCGAGGTTAGCGGTTGGGTCGCAAAGACATCATATTGCATCGTCGCCATTCTGCTGCTCCGGTTTTTCTTGCTCCATCTTCTGAAGCAAGTAATCGACCATATCTATTGCACCGTTAGCTTGCTGGAGCATCTCAAACAAGTTTTGCCGTTTGGCTATGGCTTGTTGTCTGACTTCCAGCAAGGCTTCTTTACTCAGATTCATGTGGTGTAAGTCGAAGCAGGCATAGCGAGCACGTAGTACGTGGTTGAACCGATTTTAATCTTCAACGCACGTAAATTAGCCCCGCCAAGTGCAGTGCCCGTTGCGGTTGCAGCAAATGTTGCACCGGGAGTGGCGATTGCATCACCAGCACCAGCCGTCAACCCCGCTAACGTCATAATGAACCCATTATCATCAAACGTCGTTGCTGCCGCGCCATTGACTGAAGCATAAATCAGCGAAGTCGATGTACCCGTTGAACCTGCTGAACCCATGTTGAGTTCAATCTCAATCGGAGCATACGTACCAGAAGAAGTACCAGCGGACAAAGTCATCTCAGCGACAAACGCCGAACCAAGACCGGTCGTGCGACCTGAAGCGCCGTAAGTAACTTCAGCTTTAAGTGCGTTTGAAAATGATCCCAACGCAACGTTGGTTGTCATATCAAACTTAGCGCGGCCACCATCTGCGCCAGCGCCAGACATTGTGGTCGAAACAACCAAAGGCTGATATGTGCCGCTAGTTGCAGTGTTTGTGGTGGTGATGGTATTACCGGATTCAGTAATAGCAAGGGTGCCGATGAAGCTGCCCTCAAAGCCGTTATCCGACTTTACTGGCCCGGAGAAGGTTGTACGTGCCATGTAATCCTCACATGCGATATCGGTGTATTAGTCTGCATGTCGTCAGCCGGGACTGTCTAATACACCGGGCTAACCCCGGAATATCAGTGTTTTATCAGGTTGTGATGGGTGTGTCAATAAGCTTGTTGGACTTCAATAAATTCTCCTGACGAGGAATAACCCGAAGGTTCCAAGGTACGTGTAGGCCACATACAAATTCAGAACGTAGAGGAACGATATGATCGACAACATACTGCTCTCCCGTAGTCTTTGTCATAGTGATGGCTATTTGATATAGCTGGCGTATTTCTGACTTCTGTTGGCGCGTTAACCATTTTGGTGTTGCTAAGCGGTGTTTTCTTCGCCGAGCTTTGGTATCTGCGCGGACTTGTGTTTTGTTATTTTCTTTCCAAGCGTTCCTATATTGCCTTAAAACTTCAGGCGGTCTAGTTGCAGCCGTTTGTATCACTTGATCTTTGTGTGCTTCATACCATTCGTTTTTGCGGTCTTTAACGTCTTCCCGTTTGTTGTACTCGCGGAAATAATCGACACGTTTCTCTGCCGCTTCTTGCCACTCCACCTTCAAACACTCAACACATGCACCCTTAGTTTTACGTGGAGCAATGTGCCCGTGCTTGCAGGGTTCTCCCGTGAAGTAATACTTAACCCCGGTAGCTTTGGCTTCTTGGCGGGTTTTGGGTAGGTTTGTGGTATCCATTTATATCTCCTGTGACTTAGTAACAGGTAATGTACCACGTAAGACGTAAAAAACAAAAAACCCCGCCGAAGCGGGGTTCTCTGCGCTAAGTGCTTGATTTATATCAAGCGCCAGGGCTTCCAAACATTCCGAGCGGATCGGACCAGCCAAACGAATAGCGCTCGCGGCTCTTGTAACGAACGTTTCCGGTGTCGAAATCACCATCCATTCCCTGTGTCAAAGGTGCGCGGACAAAGTGCTTCATACCATTGGGCACGTCAGTCGTAAGGAACCAAGCGTCGGTATCCGTCAAGAAGTGATTAATGGCATAACCATCAGGGATCGAGCCATTGTTCTTCAAGGCGTTGATCGTGTTGTCTGCCGTGTCAACGCGCAGTTCCGTTTCCAGAATACGAGTTGCAACGAACTGCAATGCAGACGGGATGATCAGCTTCTTCGGCTTAGCTGCAATCAACAGACCACGTTCGTCAGTCCAAGCTGCAATCTGAATAACCGCTGCTTCCAACGATGTTTCAGAAAGGTCAGCCGCAACTGCGGGCGTGTTGCTGTTGGTGCCACCAGAGATCAAAGGATGTGCTGTCGAGAACAGAGCAACTCCGTCACCACCCGTGTAGGCAGTATTGAAGCCGTTGTTCAGAACCGCAGCAGCTTTGGTCTGCTTGGTGTATGCCATAGCGCGAGCTAAGGACTTGGTGTAGCGATTAGCCAGACTGTCGTACAGGTTGTCCTCGATAGCCTCTTCGGTTAGCGAGAATCCTAAGACGATAGTCTCATGGACGTAACGAGCGGTCCAAGCTTCTTGCGCGTTATCGTAGGCCATCGCGCTGCCTTCGTTCTTGACCGGTGCGGCCGAGAATCCAGACAGTTTGGTTTCCTCTTCAAACGAACGCTCGGAAGTCTCGGTTTCGTAGATTTCCTTGTGCTCTTCGCCATAGCGAGCGTACTCCAAGCCGAACAATGCGTTCAGGCCGGGGAGAAGCTCTTTCAGTAGTTGTGCGCGTGAAATAGCCATTTAAGTTCCCCTTTACGCAAGCGCCGTAGCGTACTGATAGCTATGCCAGCCTTGGTTCCACTTAACGAGAACTTCAGGATACCCAATAAAGGTAAACTGAGAACCCGCAGTAGCAGCCGTAAGCGTCTTAGCTACAGTAACGGTAGTGCCGTTAACATTAGTAACATAGTTGTAGTCACCGGGTTGTCCACCAGCCGAAGCCGCAGCACAAACAACTGCCATACCAGCTTGAAGGCCGGTGACAGCCGCATCTAAAGTGATTGTGGTGCTAGCAGAAGTGCCAGTACCGGTCACGCTATATGCAGTCTCAGGTACAACATTTACCACACGGAAGGGCAACGAATTGCTAGCAACGCGAACGTTACCTGTGCCATTCGATGGGCCGTCACCAGACACAGCCATCTTGGAGTTACCTGTAGTCGTGCTACCAGCAACGCCGGTAACTGCATACACGTTAGTTCCAATAAACGACTGGTTAGCGTAGCCAACCGTAGAAGCGGTGTTGCTTTCGCTGGAAGTTTGACCAACCATAACGACTTTAAACAGAGCAGACGGATCATCGATGACAAATGCCAGGATGTCATTTGCAGCAGTGCTAGCAGGATAGTACTGCGAGAACTGAAGCTGTTTAGTCGTTGGGTTCGTAAACTGACAACCAACAAACACGCCAATCGCACCAGCGATCACCGAAGTGGGACTGGAAGCGGCGGAGTAAGACGTTTTAATCAGAGTTCCGTCTGTCTGAAGCTGAACTAGATCCCCATAAAAAAGATCCGTGTTGTAGCTTCTGGCAATCGGGAACTGTCGCGTTGCTCCAGCGTACGGTAGGCCATTAAGTTCATTAATAGCTTTAAAACCGTAAGGAGCATCAATGACAGGATAAGCCATTTTTGACCTCGTTTAAGTTAAGTTCCTTTACCGAACGAAACCTTGGTACGCTTCTCTGCGAAGAGTGGCATACGGGAATCGCTCTCTTTCATAAAGTTGTTGTCTACAGCGTCCATGTTGGATTTGGCAACATTGTTGAAGTGATCGGTACGTTGTTTAACGAACTCTTCAGGCATCTTGCAGAGCAACAATCCGTCAATCTCGATGTTGTCTTTAAACCGGCTGTTCTCATCGCGCATAAACATAAGGTTTGGCTGCTCTTCAACCCTTACCGGCTCCCAACCTTCTCTGAGTTTGGCAGAGATATTCTTGGGATCGGCCTTACCAAGCGAGGACACACGCACCCAGCGGGGTACATATCCAGGCATTGGATCGACTTCAGGTAGGACATCCGCACGCTTCCACTGTTTAGGGCGAGCTAACTTCTCACGGTTCTCAACTTCTCTGGATAAACGATTTTCAGCCATTTGCACGCTCCAATTTCATTTGTTCCTTCACATACTGCTCAGGAGTTATCCCCATCTTTTTAATGACGTTAAGCTGGGATTGACTAAGTTTGACCTTTTTGGAAGTCGTACTACGAGAAACGGGAGCCACAATCGTAGCTGGTCTTTCTGTACGTGCTGGAGGTGATTTTGTCTCAGGCTCAGCAGGTTCATCGCCCCATTCATACTCGGGGAATCTTTTACGCATCGTCTTATCAACGATTTCCCAGTACTCGTCAGAACCCTCAAATGCTGCACCGCGTTCCCTAAGCAGTTTGTTGTTTAGGCCAAGTGCGGCAGCGGTCATTTCGTCATCTGATCCAAACCACGTATTTTGTCTACGCCATGAATCAGTTTTTGGGTCTAATCTCGGAGCCTGTGGCTGCGAATTAGGTAAATTTACTTCAGTTTCTTGCGGTTGTACAGGGGGTTTGTATCCTTTTAACCGCTCAAGTCTATAAGATGCTTCAGTTAATTGCTTTTGGGCTTCTAATAATTTATCAGAATCTCCCGCTTCATAAGCTTCTTTGTAGGCTTTTTCAGCGTTTTTGAGTTCTAACTCCACAGCATTTTTAGCTGTATTTACTAGATGCCCTTCATTTTCAGTCACTTTAGAACGTAACGTTTTAATCTCGTTTTGCAACTGCTGCGCCATTTCAATCGCAGTTTGCTGCTCACGTAACGCACGTTCTTTCTCACGACGTTCGTCGTGCCAGACTTTCTTCATCTGCTTGAGGCGTGTTTTGACTTTCTCGGAATACTCTTCCAGCTCGTCGTCCTCAAGCTCCTTGACTAGCTCTTTGGGTAAGGGTTCCCGCCCACGATCTTCGGGAGGAGTGTCGTCTTCAATCTCGATTTCAAACTCGGTGTTGGCATTTTCTTGCTCAGCCATTTTTAAACCCCTTATGCGCGACTAATACCGCGAGGATCTTCTACAACCCCCTCGACAGAGTCATCGTTAATGATGCGAAAGTCACGACCGTGAATTTTCAGTCGTGTACCCGCGTGCGGACGTACCAATACAAAATCACCCACTTTGCAATACGGCCCAGACGGGAATCGCTTCTCATCTTTGTACGCATCCGGCCCCATCTTGATGACGAAAAGCACCGTCGTCAGTAATTCTTCGTGGTGCATCGTGACATCGGCTTTAATCAAGCCATTATCAAACTTATCGTCAATCTCGGGGATCGTGCATAAGATTCGATAACCTGATGGATCAGGGAGTTGTCGCGCTTTTTCTTCGGCGGTTTCAGGCAATACCGTCGCAGAGCCGCTTGTAGACCCTACTAGGAGTTCACTCATCGTCGTCACTCATCCTTTCTAACATATCGGCAAGATATCCTTGCGCCACTGAAATTCCACGCATCACACCGCACTGAAAGCGATAATCCGCGTGGTCCTTTGCCAGCCCTTGCGCTAGAACTTCGGCTAAATGCTTCTGTTCATCGACACAACGACTAATCAAATGTCGTAAAACTTTCTCGGTTTCGTTCATTTAGTTCCCTTCTTCGGTTCAACAGCCTTCGCAGTTGTCTGTTCGCGTTGTTGCTGCATTGCAGCAATATTCCTAGCGATATCAGCACCAATTCGTGTGCCCTCTATCTCATTACGAACAGCTTCGACACCTGCTTGGAACTCCTGCTCCATCTGGTCTTTGGCGATCTGAGCACCCAGTCGGGCACCATCCATCTCCATCTGTGACTGAATCCGCATGCGCTCGGTCTCGATCTGGGCTGCTTTAAGTTGAGCATCCGTCTGATCTTTAGCTGCCTTGCGTTGCAATTCTTGAGCCTGAAGCTGAAGTTCTTGTTGCTGCATCTGCACAATCGGATCTTGTGCCTGCTGCTGAGCTTGCTGTTGTTGAAGCATCGCCTGATTAGACTGCAAGAGTTTCTGTGCTCCTGCGGCTGCAAGTCTGGAGATCTCGACCTCCATCTCTTCGGGCAGTTCTTCGTTGGGTGCAGGGTAGGGAACCCCGAGTTTGTCTTCGATGTTTTTACGATATTGAAAGGCAAAGTGTTGGGCAATGTGCGCCATAAATGCTGCTTGCATAGCCTGAGCGTTTGGACTCTGACCAAGAACTTGAGCAGTAATCGGATCTTGCAGTGCTGACATATGCACTGTGATGTGTGCGGCGTGATCTTGATAGATAAACGCCTTGACCGGCTTGCCTTGGAACATGTCCATGTTCTCAGATACTGGGTCGGTCGGTTTCATATCATCTTCCATCGGCACGAGCTTCTCGGCGTTTTTGATACCAAGCACCTCTAACATCTGCCTATGAAGATACGGTAAGTCGTATAACTGCGGCGCAGTAGCAGCCAACTGCATAACTGCTTGGTACTGCACAACCTTCTGACTCATTGTCGCTGCGTTCGGATCACTGACCGGTATTACATCGACGTTGTCATAGTCTGACTTCTTAGCCCTGGGGCGACCATCCACCGGCTCGTAGTCGTAAGTCTCAGGTGTGTAATCAGCAATGATGGTCTTTAAGAGCCGGAACTCCTGCTTCATCGAATAGTGAATCCGCGCCTGAACAGCCGACATCACCTTCAATGTGCGTTCTAGTATCGCTAGCGTAGTCCCAACCGGGGACTGAGCCGACATATCAGAGACTTTAAGATCAGCAGCAGAGGCGAACCTGCGACCCTCGTCGATGATCTTGTCCATGAGTGCAGCCAACACCTGCGACGGCTCCTTGTACGGAAGCGGCATGATGTTGTCTTTGAGAGCACCAGAGGCTATGTCCACATCGCGCCATTCAGCCGGAGCAAATGGCGTGTCATCACCCTTAGTCCGCATCCCCTTGGTCTTAAATCCACCTGGGAGATTGGCAAGTGAGCCTGCATCAACAAGCTGTCGAAGAATCGATGTCCCCGACTTAGCAAACCCACCGATGAGGTGGATAAGCCCGAAGGCATAAAAGCCAAAGCCTGGGATATATGGGTAGTGTACGAAGTGCTGGCGTTTTCTCTTTAACTCGTCGTCAGGGTTCCAATTACGTCTAATCGCTAAGATCTTACTGTTTGATTTCTCAATGGTAATAACGTACGGAACAGCCAGCCCAGTCTCTTTACCGTCTTCATCTTTATCAGGAAAGCCTGGGAGATCTAAGGTGACGTGCATTTCTAAGAGCTTGTACCGGTTATCAGTAGTTGCCCTGAACCCCATCTTTTCTGCGATCTTTTTCTCTACTTCATCAAGCGAATCGCTAGGATCTTCAAGCTCTACGTCAACGTAGAACCCACTGTCCATTAACCGCTGCAACTCGTTTTTAGTCTTACGCATAACATGCGTAACACGTTCGGCTGTCTCAATATTAGACGCCCCATAAGGAACTACAAGATCATCAGCGGAGACATACATCGCCGTCTGTCTATCAAGCCCTGGGTCAAAGTAGATTTTCTTAAACGCATTACCCGCCAGCCCCAGTCCCCACAGCATCTTCTCGTGCTCAGGTCTGTACTCAATCATCACATCAGTAAGCTGGTGGTTCATATCTGCCTGCACACGCATAGCAGACTCTTTCTTCTCTTTAGTTTCTTCACCAATAATCTTGGTACGTACTGGACCTTGCGCTGGAAATGTCTCCATGATGGTCTCAGCCTGAAACTTCACAACAGCTTCTGTCAGCAAGGGGTGGTACACACCACAAGCCCCCGGCCAAGGCTCCGTGCGATCTTCAACTTTTAGTCCTAATAGGTCCAACCCATCAACGTAAGTCTGCATCCAGTCTTTGCGGGATGAGATGTCATCTTCAAAATCACTACACAGATCTTCAGCAAGGGTGGCTAGCTCCTTGGGGTCCATGTCTTCGGCAAGGTTGTCGTTAAACCCTTCCTCTTCTTTTTCTTTGCCAATCACAATCTCTAAACCACCAAGACCTACTGATACTGACTCAGGATCTTCAATCTCAATCTCGATATCTGGCTCCATGACCAGACCTTCGTTCTGCAACCCAAGGGGTGCTTGATTTAGTGCTTTGTCAAAAAAGCTTGTAGCCATGATCTATCCTTAATAGTAGGCGTATTGATTTTTACGCCTAAACATTGCTGGTTCTTCAGGCTCATCAGACGGCAGTCTAATAAATCCACCGTTACGAAAACGCATCAAAGCCTGGGTCGTGGAGTCAACTAAGTCATCGTTTGTACCGCTGGGGAAGTCGTTGCATTCTTCCATAACTTCCTTGGCCCATCGTTTATCAGGTGCCCAAACAATCCCAGATGAAAATAAATCGGTTACCGAATTGACCCTAGCAATCTTATCCTGTCCTTTGCTTGGCGTGAACTCTTGTACAGGCACGCCCATGCGTCGGATTTCTTGGTAAAGCGCAGACCCGTTGGACTTCTTCTCAACAATAAAAGTATCCGGCTGCCATTCTTTGTATTCTTCAAACACCATTTTCTTTAGCTCGGGGTACTCCATCCGCTTCTTAATAGCATTAAGTAATATGATGTTGTAGTTGTTGACTTCTTCGTTTAAGAACACGCCCCATATAGTCAAAGCGTTGTAGTCAGCTCTATTATTAGTTTCTTGTGCTGCATCCAGGGACATAATGATGTATTCGCACTGGGGAGGGTCGTCTTTCTCCCAAATATTCCACCATTCACGCTTAATTAACGCACCTTCTTCAGCCGTTGGGTCCTGCATATACTGGGCTTGCCAGTATCGTGGATCAAGTGAGGCTTTCTTGGCATTTAATTCTTCTACGGGCCAAAACTCAGGCCAAAGTGGGTTGCCACTTGGCAAAATGGCAGGAAATTCAACGATCTCCCACTGTTCTGCATCCTCATTCTTAGACATATGGTTAATAACCTGACCGGTTAGATCAAGTTTCGACCATCTAGTCATCACAATAATAATAGCGCCCCCAGGCATAAGACGCTGAATAGGACCAGACTGAAACCACTCCCAAGCGGGAAGAAAAACGTCTGCTCTTCCTTGTTTAGCCTCTTGTTCGGAATGAGGATCGTCAATAATAAAAAGGTCAGCCCCCCTACCAGCAAGAGCACCCCCAACACCAATAGCAAAATATTCGCCATTAAAGTTAGTACCCCATCTAGAAGCTGATTTTGAGTCTTGTTGTAACTCGATCTGCGGGAAAATTTGCTTATACGGGTCACTTGCCACCAAATTTCGCACTCTTCTACCGAAATTTACGGCTAAATCAGCCGTATGGGAAGCCATAATGATCTTTTTATGTGGATACTTACCTAAAAACCAAGCTGGAGCTAGGTAAGAAATGAGTTCTGACTTGCCGTGGCGGGGTGCAATGTTTACAACTACCCGCTTTTTGACCCCGTTGGCTATATCTTCAAAGATTTTAGCCAGCCTTTTGTGGTGTGGGCCTACTTTATAGCCTGGGTATACGTGGTCTGCGAAGGCTAATAGCTTCTTTTGCCCTAGCGATTGGGCTTGCTTGGACTCCCAGAACTCTAAATCCCGCAAAATCTCCCGTTTTTCGTCTGGAGATGCATGGGGCAATAGTTTTCTAAGGGCCGCTATCTTCTGAGGTGTTAGTTTCAGTTGGTTCGACATCAATTATGTCTTGAGCATCGGCGTATTTGGTGAGTCGCTCAAGTTTTTCCAGCTTAGCCAACAGATCTTTTTCCACCTGATCGATGGGTTTGACCTGCACCGTTAATTCTGATCGACGTTTGAAGGCATCTACGCCATCAACTTCGCCTAATGCTTTTAATGCCGCAATAACATCCTTGGCGCTTCCTGATTCTGTTTGTTCAACAAGCTTATTAACAACAAATATTTTAAAGTCAGCAAGATCCTTAACGATCATTTGATCATATTGGGACACCATCCCAGCTAGGTATGCAAGGGTTTCATTCTTGTAATTACTAAATTGAATATGCCCTCTGGGGTCTTCAACCATTTTCTTAGCTAATACACGAGCTTGATCTTTATCTTGCTCGGTGGGGTGTATGGGTTTGCCTTGGAGATCTGATATAAGTTTTATAGTTCTCGCCCTAACTTCCAATTCTTCTTTTGGAGTCATAGGGGGTAAGGCTTCTGCTGCGTTGGCGGGCAGGGGAATATTGGGTTCTATGTCTAACATATATGTTGGCATAGGTTCGTAATGTAAGCGTATGGAACCTAAAAGACAAGGGGGGTGTTTCTATATTTGGAAAATTATAAATCGTTTGTGCAAATTATGGGGTGTAGGGGGGTGCGAGCGAGGCGGCCAGTCCAGGGGGTGGGGGGCCGGTGGGGTTACCGTGGGATACGTGACAAAGGCCGTGGGGTTC